CCGCGAAGTGCAGCCATCATTAACACGGTTGAGTACCGTTCTGCAGCACGCAACGACCCGTCTTGCACGGGTTCGTAACACACCTCATACCAAACCGGACCTTGGATCGCAACATCTTTACCAAAGTTCGTCCTGGCATGAAACTCGTCAAGAGGTACGGTTAACGCCCCATCGATCCGTTTCCCTGTGAAGGGTCGGAGCAAAGGGTAGTCAACCAATACTTTGTGGGCAATGTCTTCCCAGACAGACCCAAGAAAGGAAAACCATTTACGGTTACCAGACACGAGATTACAAAACTTGACCAGAGCTCGGGTTGACCCGAGGTTATAATCAAGCGTTAATGGGCGTACATTCACGCCCCCATACCAATCTGCCCCACACGACTCACGGAAGTTGCCTTCAAGAAAGGTCTTCCGGGGGTTATGTCGGAATCCCATTGCGTACAGGAGTTTTAAGACTCCCTCTGCGTGGGATCGCCTGACAACAATGTCATCACCGTAAACTCGAAAGTCAACGGTGAAGACTGAACAGGCGGCCGCAAACAACAGCGACTCTAAAGGGAAGCAGAAACCGTTACCCATCGAAACGAACTTATGATACCGATGGATTTCTCCATTTAGATCATAGGCCGGCGCTCGAGCATCGTCTAATAGCCTGAACCACTCGCGTGGCAGCAAGCTTTTAACGAGCTCGATACACATGCTGTCCGATGCGCTGGACAAATCGATGGTGCAATAGGGGTCCTCGCCCCCGAGGCTGCCCTCATAAGCCGCGTCCTGATTAGGAGTTTGGTCTGTGAGGTCAACGCCGACGGAGCGGAGTGATCGACGCATTACTTTGTCGATCCCCTTCTGCAAATACCCATTTAGTAACGGTTCGACAGCTATAGTGCGATGCACTAAGGCCGTCTTGGGAACAAACACTATCTTGTTGTGCACCACTTCGTTAACTTTTGAAAGGAGTTGGAACTCGAAGAGCCCCTCATCCAAATCGACAAATGTGTAGCGCTCCTTTAAACTGCTGAGCAAATAACCGTCAGCAGAAAGTTTGTCTACACACGCCCAATCGACTGTTTTATCCACGGCGCAAAGTAATTCCCACGCCAAAGGATCTGTCTTAAGGGCATTAACGACGTATGGTAGTGCCATCGGAGTTACGGACCAGATGTCGGCAAAGTACTTATGCGCGAGGCTGGTTGCATCACCGTTTACTCCAATGCTTGCACCAGGACCAAACCCTGCTTCCCTATAAATGGCTTTGAAAGGAGGTTTATCACCAAGAACTTTCGCAATC